ATTGCAAGCGGCGCTTGCCAAGTCGCCGCCGCTGCACCGGTGGCCGTCAACACTTGCCCGACGCTCGGCGCTGTCGCCGTAGCTGTAGCTACGACGGTCGAGGACGAGCGCAGCCCGCTCGCCGTTCGGTCGTCGCTCAGTCGCGCGTCATTGCCCTGCGCAAACGTGCCTGCAGTCGCACCAAACCCCGGCAGCGCGTGTCTGTGATCCGACCGCGCGAGTGACGTTTCGCTGCCGGGCTGGTTTCCTCCGCCCACCGTGAGATCTGTCGGCGTCGCCGTCGACACGCTGTGCACGTGGTCGCCGTGTGCCGCGGCGGTGGCTGTACCGGGCGCAGCAGTCGCGACAGTGATTTGTGTTGGCGGCGTGCTCGTGAGCGCAGCGGCCGACGACGCCATGGAATCGAGCCGCGTTTTGTCGGCTGCCGACAAAAACCCAGCCGCTAGCGTCGTCGCGAGCCCCGGCATGGCGTGCACGTGGTCGGCTTTTGATATCGACCCTGAGCTGCCCGCGCTGCCTGTCCCCGCGACCGTAAGTGCCGTGGGAGTCGTCGAGCTCGCCGGCAGTGCGTGCACGTGATCTGACAGCGCGAGCGTAGCGGCCCCGCCGGGATCGTTCACGCCGGTCAGTGTCAGCGCTGCCGGTGTACCGGCCGCAGGCAACGCGTGCACGTGATTCGCTCGCGCCAGCGACGCTGAGTTACCGATATCGTTCGAGCCGCCCACCGCGAGCGCTGACGGCGTGGCCGTCGACACGCTGTGTACATGGTCAGCCCGCGCCGCGGTCGTCTCGACGCCTGGTGCCGCCGTCACGGCACTGACCTGTGTCGGTGCCGCAGTGGCGAGCGCAGCCGCGCCCGTCGCGATCGAATCAAGCCGCGTTTTGTCGGCGCTCGACAAAAACCCAGCCGCTAGCGTCGTCGCGAGCCCCGGCATGGCGTGCTTATGGTCCGAGCGCGACACCGTCTGCTCGGCTCCGGTGACCTGCGCGCCAGCCACCGTGAGCGCCGCAGGTGGCCCGCTCGGAACGTCGTGCACGTGGTCAGCTCGAGCCGCTTCTGCGACCACGCCGACCGCTGCAGTGACGCCGGGCTTTGCCGCCGTGGGCGTCACTGTGTCGGTGAGCGACACGCGATCACCGTCCAAGTACAGCAGCCAGTCATACACCTTGAGCTGCAGCCAGTTTGCCAGCCCCGCATGCAGGATCGTTTGCGGGATGTGTCCCGCGTCCTTTTCTTCCTCGGACGGCACCGTGACTTCGGCCGTGCCACCGGTGGCCCAACGTGGAAACTCTGTCGGTCTAGGCGCCATTCTATGAGCCTCCCAAAAGCGCGCGGTCGAAACCAAATTCAGAATCGTCTGCATCAAACACAAACGACTCGAGCGAAATCACCGTCGATCCGTCGCTCGCGAACACGAAGCGCCCAGCATCGAAACCCATGGGCGAATCAGGCACCGGCTCGTCGGCCGGCGCAAACGTGAACACCGCTGGCCACCCCGGATTCGCCCACGTCGCCTGAAACCGCACGCCCGCGGCTTTCGCGAGCTGCAGCAGTTGCGCGATTTCTGACCCGACGTGCACTTCCACGCCGCCTAGATCCACGATGAACGACCCAGGGTAATACTCGCGCAGCACCACCGGCCCGCCGCCCACTAGCTTGTCGGCGATCGCCAAGATCTGCTCGGTCGTGCCCGACGATCGCGACACCATCACGCGCGCCGATATCCAGATCCGATACGTCGCGTCGTCGCGCCCGTCGCGCGGCTGACCCACGATGCGCCCAAGCATGTCGAGCGTTTCGCCGCTCGCCACTGCGACGTGCCGCTCCGTGAGCAGCTGGTAGAAAGCATCCTCGACGGCTTGCGCCTCGGTCAACCACGACGCGAGCAACGCAGACGTGCGCGGCAGTCGGTAGCGCTCGATCAAACGCTCGACACCGCGCGTCACGTGGTCTGTGTAGTGGTCGATCATGGGATAGGCACCACCGATATCCGCGTCGAATCGAGTGTGCCGATTTCACGCAGCGACACAGCAACGGACGGCTCACCGGTCGCGTAGTCCGACGACGTGAGAGACACGCGGCTTTCGGCATTCAAGACGCCCGGCTGCTGCATCGCAACCGTGACGAACCGCCCGGCGTATACGGGGTCGCCTACGTCCAAGTAGCCCGGCGATCCTGGTGTCTCCGCCGACGCCGCGATCGCTTCTTTCATGGCGTCGTCGCCGAGGTATTCAGAGCCGATCACGGTCAGGCGCAGCGCCACATACACCGGCACAGCGGTGGGCCGTGAAAAGCCGATCGTGTGCTCGACACCTTCCGTATCCGTGATCACCACGTTGACCGCGCCGTAGGCTTCGATGCCTGCGGGTTTGTTCGACCAGATCGATAGAGCGATCGCTTGGTCGTCGACGGCGCCGATCTGCGACCGCACCACGGCTTCAAACGAGTGCCCCGGCAGCCCATTGGCGTCGACGGTATCGGTGACGTTCTCGAGCACACTCACGGCCAGCACCGTGTCGAGCTGCAGCAGGTCGGCGCGTATGCCTGCGACCGTGCCGCCGCCCTGCGCGGCGAGTTCGTCTTGACGGCGCGCGCGGTAGGCGGCGTCGGATTCGATGTCGGTGCCGAGCTCGGCGTCTAGCGCGTTCGTTACGGACACCCAGCCCGTGATCAGCGTGTCGCGCTGCGTGAGCGTGCCCGCGTTCGCCGCGATCGGGCCCGTCTCGAGCGCCGCGAATGGGATCTCAAACGACGCTTCAACGCCGCCCGTGTTTTCCATGGCGGTGGTGTTCGTGAATCGCGCCCGTGCGTTGCCGGCGACTGATGCCACCGCGGTCAGTGCCGCGATCGTCGTGCCGGGGGCGAGCACCACCGTGCACACGACACGCGACGACGTGGCAGGCTCGCGCAGGCTGTTAGTCAGGCTGTAGAGCTGATCCTGCGCGTCGCCTGACACTTGATCAGGATCCATCGCGTCATACAGCGCTTCGCCGAGCTCCCACAGTTCGGCCAAGTCGGAAGCCACGATCCCGTTGAGCTGTCCGATCAAACCGAACTGCGACGTGTCGATCGCCGGATCGATGTTGGCGCGCTGCTGCTGGACGAAACTCGCTTCGATGTCCTGCAGCGTCTTAGCGACGAAACCTGCATCAGTCAGGCCGTAGACCGTCATGGTTGATCTCCGATCGTCTCGGTCAGCGTCAACACGCCCTCACCGCCCGCGGAGTAGAGCACGGCCGCAGTGACCGTCAGCACGCGGCGCACGGGGTCGAAACCAAAACGCAGATCCGTGACATCTTTCACGCCCGGCGTTTCGCGCGATGCCTTGGCGAATAGCCCGCGCAGTACTGTTTGCGACGGATTTTTGACGAGCACCAAGTTTTGGTAGTCGATCCCTAACGCGCGATCCCTAAAGCACTCGCCGAGGAAAAGCGTCAGGTGCGTTTCCCACGCTTGCGCGACCGCGACCGCGCCCACGGCGAGCTGTGCCCGGCCGCCGATGAGCAGCAGGTCGTCAGTCGTAGGATCGACGGCTAGATCGCTCATGGAGTATTGAGCGGACCTACGTCCGTCCAGGCTTGGAAGCGCACGCCAGCGATCAGGTCGTTTGTGCTGGCCGGTGCCCAGCGCAGGCGGTATTCCGCGCTTGCGTCAACGGTAGACACCGTGTGCGTCGTGAGCGTCCAGCCGGCATCTGTGATCGCGCCGCCCGATACTTCAACCCGCACGGGTGGGCCCGGCGTGGTCCAGTTTACCGTGTGTTTTTCCACAGCGAAGTATGTGGACGCGGTGCTGTCTTTGTAGTGCATCACCTGGATACTGACAGCCGTCGTGTTGGCGGGAATGCGCAGACCAATGTGCTGGCTGGCACCCGAACTAATCGCCCTGAGACAGCCGTACGTCGCACCGACGATATTGACGAAGTCAGACTGCCCAGCACCGAGCGGCACCGGCACGTTGCGCGTCTTGGTGTTAACAATGTTGCCCGTGACTATCAGATCGTGACTATTCAGCACGCGCAGGTTGCCGCCGGCCACGTCAGCGTTGCCGTCTACATCCAAGTCACCGCCGACGTGGGCCCCTAATGTCGAGGTGATCGATCCGCTTGCCTGCAGACTTGCTAGCGTGGTTAGCCCCGTCGCCGTGAGCGTGCCGTTGACTTGCAAATTGCCGGACCCGTCCGATCCCACCGTCGCGTCACCAGTGCTGGCAAGGCCTGCCACGGTCGCCAGCCCAGTCGCTGTCAGCGTGCCGTTGACCTGCAGATTCGCAGCGCCATCCGTGCCGATCGTCGTGTCGCCTGCGACGCCCAGCGTGCCGTTGACCTGTACATCACCGATGATCGGCGCTTCGCCGATGATCACTACGTTTTCGTCGAAGTATTTGATCCACTCGTAGGCCAAGCCTTGCCAGTAGTTGAAAAACGACGCGGGCGGCTGCTCGCCGGGCACCCAGCCCTGCGCTTTTTTGCCGTCGCTCGGCTCGAGTATGTTCGGGCTGCTCGTGGCCCACGTAGGGAGCTTGGTAGGTTTCGTCATGGGCTGTTAGGTCCGATCTTGACGTGCTCGGATGCTGTCGAGCCGGGTGGAGTGGGAAAGGCCACTGCGAACTTAGCTTTCAGCGCAGCGCCGCCGTCATTCGCCACCGGCGTCCATGACGTGCGAAAGAGCGCGTCCATAGACGCAATATAGGCGTCGACTTTTTTGGCCAGCGCTGCCGCATCCATCAGCGCGGGATCGGTGCCTTCCGCAAACACGATCGTGCCGTCTGCCTTCCACCGCTGCAGGATCGTCCCGCTCGTCGTGCCGAGCACCACGTCGGACGCGTCCACGCCCGTCAGCAAGCTTGCTCGAGGCGCCGGCCCGCACGGTAGCGCGATGGCCCCCTGCAGCGTGTGCGTCGCCACGTCGCCGGGCACTACGGCCGCTTGCGCGCCGTGGCGCGCGGATTCGATCCACGCGTCTAGCGACCGCTCGGCAAACACCAAAAGCACGATGTCGCCGACCGCGAGCGGCAGCGACACGAAGAAACCGCCGCCTTGCGCGTAGCCGACGGGCACCATCGGGATCACGGGATACGCTTCGTTTTGTGGTAGGCCGTCCGCGTCTATCACCACACGCTGCAGCGTGGGCAGCACGTCGACGAACTGCCGCGCGTCTTTGCCACCACGCACGCCGACGATTTCTGCCGGCATGCACGTGTGCACGTCCGCGAGCTCGTTGCGGATCACGTCGACTTGAATATCCAGCGCTGATGGCAAGACCGTCACGGGCTAGCTGCTCGCTTTCCGCTGCTCTGACTTGAGCTGCAAATCAACATACCAGTCTCTGCCAAACGTTTGCCCGGTGTGCTTCGACACTTCGATCCGATAGAAACCCCGCACGTGCTGCGATTCCACTTCGACGCGCCGGCCTGGATAGAGATCCGGGATGATCAGACACCGCACGTCAACGAGGCCCTTGTTTCCCGGCTCGGGCGAGCCGATTAAACCTGTGTCGGGCGTGAGCTTGACGGCCAGCTGTGACAGCGGCTCGCCGTAATCCAAAAACTGCAGCTCGTCGTCTTGCACGGACCACTCGAGGCCGCAGCTACGCGCGATGCGGTCGATTTCATCTTCCACCGCGCCGGCTAGCGCGTAGCCGTTGAAATACTGCGTGGCGGCGGTGCCTGCGATCTTGGCCTCGACCACGCGCTGCGCCGAGTTGCCTAGCTTCAATCCCATTTGCTTCGCGGCGTCCTGCAGCACGCTCGACACCGACGCGCCCGGCGCAAACGACTTGACGATCCGCGCCTTGCGCGCGCGGCGGCCGGCGTCAGACGTGATCGCCGTGACCCAGTCGGCCCCCTCACGCGTTGACGACGCGTCGCGTAGGTCGCCGCGGAAAAGCAGCGACGTCGCACCCACGTAGCCGGCCTCGAGTGACACATAGACCCGCTCGAGCTCCTGCAGGCGCTTGCGATTGTCGGCGTTGAGATTCCACACGCGGATTTCCGCGGTGTTAGGCGTCTTGGCGGACAGCGAGCGCGCAATCTGAAACGACAGATCGAAGCCGTCCAAGCGGAGATCCGCCACCTGCAGCGATACCGACCGGTTGAATAGCTGCGTCACGGCGGCAGCTCCAAGGTCAGCGCGTAGTGCAGCACATCGGCGCCCGGCATGTAGTACAGACACCAGCGATCGCCGAAACCGTCCCGCGTGACCGGCTCTGCAGGCCCCCCTAGGTCGATCAAGACCAAGTCG